ACAATTAGATCATCATCTAATACAAACTTAAATGGTTCAGGAAATTCATAACATCTTTTCCACCGCTCCATACACATTCTATTTTCTTCATTATTAATAATATCAATAGATAAATTTGTTTCAAAAATCGTGTCAGGATTATTATTAATAACTGTAATTGGAAAAATCCCGTAATAAGCTTTAATAATTTTATTTACGTTTTCGGGTCTTTTATAATTTAGAACAATAACTCTAATTTGATCAAGCATAGATAGAAATATTACTCATTTTTTGATGTGTATAAATCGCATACCTAATAGCATCACAAGGATGAGAAGCCCAATCATGAATAGGTTTAGGTGTTTCTGTATTAGGATTCCATTTATAGGAGCTCATAGCAGAAAAAGTATGTCTGCCACCTTCAGTATCAAAATAAAGTCGATCTTGTTCAATCAATACCTGTAGTGAGTTGATACCATCATTAACAGATTTAATAGCATTCTCACAATATATATCATAATCGTAAGCAAAGTCAGCTTTAACCTGTTGAGCAGCTGAATCGATATAGATTTGATCTATATTCCACTCATCAATCTTTTCTTGGATAGCCGATGCTAATTCAGATGTGGTAGATTCTTTAGATACAAACTCATCAATCACAAAATAATTTGAACCGTCAGTACCAACAACTACAAAAACGTTTTCATCACGGTAACCTACATCAAGTCCTGCTATAACTTCAGAAAAGCGTTCGCCTATAAAGTCACCAATATGTTTTTCTTCATCTAAATCTAAATAAATTTGAGCTTCTGTGGTAGTCCATTCACATTCATACTCTTGTAAGTACAATGCCTTAGTAATAGAACGACGAGCTTCTTCTACGTCTTTCTCAGAAAGGAGTGGGTTAGATCTCCAAGTATGGATTGATGAAGCCCAGTCCTCATACTCGGTATTTTCACCTCGTAAAAAATACTCATACAAGTAGTTACCTTTACCACGAGGAGTAGAAATCCATAAACAGCGAGAGTCAGTAAAAGTTGAAAGTGCTGGTCGCAAATCACGAGTATAGTACTCGTCATTAGGAATAATTGCTGCTTCGTCTACAATTAAAAGGTTTGCTGCACGACCCACAAGTGAGTCTCTATTATTAGCTGAAAGCAATCTAAAAACTGAGCCATTGATTAGTTTTACCACTTTGTCTTTTTGATTGAATCGTTCAACCTCAATATCTAGCTGTCTTATTAAATCAGTCACATAGTCCCAAATAATTGAAGAGAGAGAAAAGTTTGGAGCAACAACCATTACCTGTTGACCAGGCTCAAGAAGTTTAGCAAACGCAAGAATAGCAGCTGCGTAAGACTTACCTGTACGACGTGCAGCAATATGAACAACAAAACGATGAGAATCTAGATTTTCAACCATTGCCCATTGTGATTCATTAAATTGAACGGGTTTAGGAAGACGATCTAAAAGACGTTGAATTTTGATTCTGAAAAATTTATCATTCATCTAGGAAATAAAGGTAAAATCATTGAGAGAAGGGAAATTAATCCAACTGTTACACCACCTACCCATAACAGTGTTTTAAGAGAAGCTCGTCCTGTAGTAGCTAAATCACGTATTTCAGCAACTTCTGCGTCCATTTTGTCTAAACGCTTTTCTAAGCGCTGGAACATTGTAACTATATTTTGATAGCGTTCTTCGCAGACAGCCTCATGAGACTGAATCTCAGCTTTGTTAGACTGCGAACGTTCATGAAGACGTTCAATTTCAATCTGCATTTGATCTAGCTCACGAACGTCGTTCATTGTTACACCTTATGTTTTAATAATATACTGTACAACCTCAGAAGGTAAAGTGGTAGCTACAGTGAAAGCATTAACACTTAGTGCGGGGATAGACAACGCAGGAACTGATAATGCTGGAATAGAGTGTGTATGTCCATTAACGGTTAAAGACGGAACAGTAAGTGCTGGAACACTATGACTGTGGTTGTTAACAGTTAATGAAGGAATAGAATGTGAATGGTTATTAACAGTTAATGAAGGAATAGTCAAAGCTGGTATTGAGTGACTATGGTTATTCACAGTTAATGATGGTATCGAATGACTATGGTTATTCACAGTCAATGATGGTATGCTATGTGTATGGTTATTAACAGTTAATGATGGAATTGAGTGAGTATGGCTGTTAACAGTCAATGACGGAATAGTTAGTGCTGGCACTGAGTGCGAGTGGTTATTGACAGTCAATGACGGAATTGAGTGGGTATGTGAAGCTACAGTTAAAGATGGAATAAAGTGTGTATGAGCAGCAGCTGATGCGCTTGTTAAGAAGTTAATCGTAACTGCGTCTTTTGTTCCGCCGATACTAGCAACTGTTTTACTATCCGTTACAAAGCTAGGTCCAGAAGAACCTGTAGTTCCTGTTCCAGTTGTAGAACCAGAGCCTCCAGTATTAGAAGCAGCTGTTGTAGCTGTAGAGTTACCTGTATTAGAAGTACCAGTTACAACAGTTGGAGCATTAGTAGCATTGTAACCTACAGTGGTAGCACCAGAACCTCCAGTATTAGAAGCAGCTGTTGTAGCTGTAGAGTTTGCTGAAGTAGACGCTACAGTAGTTGACTGAGAGTTACCAGTATTTGTAGCAACTGTTGTTGACTGAGAGTTACCTGTATTAGCAGTGCCTGTTACAACCGTTGGGGCATTAGTGGCATTATACCCTACTGTTGTAGAAGTAGCATTACCAGTATTAGAAGCTGCTGTAGTAGAAGTAGCATTACCAGTAGTGCTAGTTCCAGTAGTTGATGCCACAGTAGTCGCGCCTGATGATCCAGAAGTTGCTGTTCCAGTGTTAGCTGTACCTGTGTTAGAAGAAGCTGTTGTAACTCCTGTCTTAGAAGCAGATGTTAAAACACCGTTTGCACCAGCAGATCCAGCAGTATAACCAAGAGTTGTGTTATTAGTACCCTTACCTAGAGGAACTTTATCTCTTAGATCAGGAACATTAAAAGTGGTAGAACCATCACCTACACCATACCCTGTACCAATTACAGCAAAGAGACGAGCATAAGTTGATCGAGACACAGCAGAGTTATCACAAAGTAGCCAACCAGTTGGAGCCGTAGCAGCACCGTACCCAACAATAGTTCCTGCTGGGATAATCTCAGCGCCTCCTGCTGTAGATCCATCATGAATACGAATATTATTCGTATCTGTATCAAGAGTAATTTCACCAACAAGACCGGTATAACCGTCGTTCTGGGATGAAGTTCCTCGTCTAAATTGTAGCTGTGTAGCCATCCTTTACTCCTTATAAGCTTCCTAAATCAAATGTGCCTGAAACGGATAAATCACCAGTAATTTGTACTTCTGTGCTTTGCGCACTATCAATCTTAATACGTTCTGTACCGTTTGAAATTATCGATACAGTAGGGTCTATAATCGATACAGCTGAGTCGCTACTTGTAATAGCATTAGAACTCAAACCTTCAAATACAGATGCTGAAATAGTACCTACAACAACATTACCACTACCGCCGCCTACTGTAACAGTTGAGTTAGCTTCTACTTCGAATACGCCTGTAGCATCTAAGCCGAGGCCACCCATAAATCTTGAAACTTTTACAGACATATTAACCTTTCTAACATAATTTTAACCTCTGGTCAAATTATTTATGAGAGTGCTCCTAAATCGAGTGTCGCCGCCAATTTAGCGGCAGTAATTGAACCATCTGCTACCCCAGCATTTTGAATACCTGCGGCAAGTGCTGCTGCATTGGAAGCACGGGTTGCTTCAACAGCATAGTAAGTGGAAGACTGACCATCTAGTAAGTCTGCGTCAAGGCCTGAACCTGACCCATCTACTGTTTTAATCTTTGTTAGTACGTCTGATGCTGTATAATCAGCGGAGGCAAGCTTAGTAGCAATTCCTGCAGCTAGAGCAGCAGCGTTAGAAGAGCGAGTTGATTCATTTGTACTAATGTCACTAGCATTTGTAGCAATGTCAGCCGCAAGAGAAGCAGCATTGGCAGTTGATGCTTTTGAATCAATCTGAGTCTGAATCGCAGAAGTTACGCCGTCAAGATATCCAAGCTCAGTTGAGGTGACAGCTGAAACTGCAACTTTACCCGATCCATCAGAGGCTAGAGCGCGAGAAGCTGTTAAGTTGCCTGTGGTAATTGTTGATACAGCACCAGCAATGTTAGCTGCTCTACGAGATTCAACAGCTGAAATATCTGTAGCATTTTGTGCCACGTTATCTTGTACGATATCAACATTAGCTGAGATCTGTGTGTGAGTTACATAGTCATTAGATAAAGCAGCTAAATAAGTAGCAGAATCATTTGCGCGAAGTTCTACTCCTTGTGAATATACACCGTGTGCCGAAATACCTCCAGAGTAGATGTTAGCCTTATTTACTCCACCTACAGAGAAACCAATATTACTCTCAGGCCAGTAGATACCTGTAGTAATATCGTCTGTATCATAAAAAGCTACATTTGTTGGAGTGGTTGTAGATTCTGTCCCAAAGGTATTAGCGTGAACATCAATATATGCTATTGGATAATGAGCCGCATTATCAGCCGGAGCATCAGTAAAGATGAAATCAATATGATCTCCATAAGAAGCAAAACCAAAGAAGACATTTGCGTCTTGACCGCGATTAATAACAATACCAGAATCAACTCCAAGTTGAGCATCAGCAGGAGTATTAGCAGCTAAAAGCAGTGTGGCGTCATCAATCTGCGCTGAAGAGATGCCTAAGTCTACTTGAGCACCAATCACATAAAGGTTGCCAGACACTGTGAGTGCTTGATTCATAGTAACATCGCCCGTGAAGGCAGTGGAACCATCAATAATTGCTGCAATATTAGCCTCAGCTGCTGCTACATTATCTTGTACCGCACTTACATTGGCGTCAAGACGAGTATAAGTTACATAGTCATTAGAAGCTGCTACAAGAGCATTAGCTGCGATTCTAGCCTGAAGAGCAGTATCTTCGTTTTGAAGCGAATTAACATTTGCACCTAACCGAGTTTGTAGAGCTGCATCTTCCAGCGCCAAAGCTGTAGCATTGGCGTTTGAGGACGTACCAAAATTATCAACAGTGGTAGTTAGAGTTGACACGTTGTCTTGAACTACGTCAAGATTAGCATTAAGAAGTGAATAAGTAGCAAAGTCGTTAGCACGAGCTAGGAAAAGAGTAGCAGATACATTTGCCTTTGTATCTAATGTAGTATTAGCATAGCTTCCAAAGTTATCAACAGTTGTAATTGTAGTTGTAAGATTTCCTTGAACCTCATCTAAATCTGCTTGACGGGTAGCATCTGATGATGAGGCTGGAGCAGCTAACCCAGTGATTCTGTTGGTATTCATATTCAACGGATCATCAAAATTAATTGAACCAGTAGAAACGCCTACAGTACCATTAAGGAAGATCGCACCACTACCACCATTAGTTGTAAAGTTTAATGATCCTGTTCCAGAAGTTTGTAGCTTAAGGTCTTGGTTTGTGTCAGTAGAGACTGTAATAGTGCCTGAGTCGTCTTGGATAACTTGACGATTATTAACATAGAGAGATCCAGGACCAATGTAGAGATCTTTCCACTGTTTATCTGGAGCACCTAAACTGAATGTATTGTTTGAACCAGGCTCCACATTGGCAGTGTTGATAATAACATTAGAACCTGTATTAAATGTGTAAAAGGTATTAGCTGTACGACGAGCCTCAACTGCGTTAATACTTGCTGTAGTAGAAGTGATATTTGCGGAACGACGAGCTTCAACAGCAGATACATCTTGAGAAACTTGATTTACATTATCAGTAATTAAGTTAAGATTAGCGGCAACGTTAGCAACTGATGTGTCAAGCTGAGTAGTAGCTCCATCAGCGTCTTCAATTTTTAAACCAGTCTCAACAGCTGTCATGGTAACATTACCAAGACGAATGGAGCCTGGGCCTACATATAAATCTTTCCAAACCTTATCAGGAGCACCGAGTGAGAAGATATTGTTTTGAGAAGGTTCAACATTAGCTGAATTGATAACAACATTTGCTTGATCACCTTGAGAGTTATAAGTAAAGAATACATTGTCAGAACGACGTTGTTCTACAGCTGATACATTATCTTGTACGCTATCAAGATTAGCATTTACCTGTACGTCTAAAGCGGAAACATTGTCTTGTATAGCATCAAGATTAGAATTAACCTGTACATCTAAAGCAGAAACGTTGTCTTGTACAATGTTTACATTACCTTCTAAAGTTGTTAAGTCAATGGCTACTGTAGCATTTGAAGCATTAGTAATACGCCCCTTAGCATCAACAGTAATTACTGCAACATTTGTAGTTGAGCCTTCAACGCCACCATATAAGCCAGCACTAACACCGGTATTCTCAAGAGTATAAGTAACCTGATCATCACCAGTGAAAACACCAAGACCTACAGCTTGAAATGTTAAAGTATCTGATCCTACAGCCACTACATCAGAGTTAGACCCATCAGAAATATTAAGATTGATAGACAAAGCTGCTACATTGTCTTGAACAATATCAAGATTAGCATTTAAACGTGTTTCAGCAGCTGTAACATTATCAGAAACGACATTAAGATTAGAATTTAACTGAAGATAAGTTACGTAGTCATTAGCGTAAGCTAATGATTCTCGTAAAGAAAGTGCTGTAACTTTTTTAGTTGTGTCGCCGCCTACGTCAACAATCGGAAGAACATCGTTATCGGCAACGTCAACTGCCGCGAGTTCCGTAAGTTCGGTAATTTTTACGTTTGCCATTAAATTTTACTCCCAGAAAATGTGTACACTGATGGTCATATTTTCACATTTTGATAAACTATTGTCAAAACTCAATTTGTTAAACACTTTAAATTACTATGCGGTCCTAGACTTTTCGTGATGAATTAAATCACCATTTTGAGAAGCAAGAGCATTACCATCTTGAGTTAAGAGAGCGTTGCCAGTAACAGTTTCACCTGTAAGATCACTTTGATCCAGCAGCACTGATTTGCCGTCTTGAGTTAAGAAAATTTCTTCTGCTTGTGTTTGTAAGAAATCTCCAAATATGAGCTGACCAATTAAGTCGGATTCTTCATGCAGGATTAACAGACCACTTTGAGTAGCTAATGTGCGACCGTCTTGAGTCTCGATAAAGTTTAGTCCAACTTCTTCTACAGCAAAAAGCTGCTGAGTTGATAATACTCTATCGTTTTGGGTAAGAATAGTCTCTCCCGCCTCTGTAAGCAGAGAGGAGATATTTGGATCTACGTAATCGCCAGTAACAAAATCAGACTGATTAGCTAGAATCAGCTCACCTCGTTCTGTGATTAATACTTCTCCTGCTTGAGAGAGTAGATAATCAGCATCAACACCAGCTACTTCAGCCAGTGTTCGCTTCATAGCAGAGATAGATAAGAGGAGTCTACTTACTCCTAACGGCATTATTCTCTCTCAGATATGTATAGTATGCCAGGAGATGTTGCAGATATTACAGCTACATATCTATCATTTGCGGAAGCAATAGTTTCTTCCCCAAGTGAAATGTCATAGATAAAGCCAGAAGGTAAAAAGTGAGAGTTACTTTGATTAGCACTAACACTTGCATTACCAGTCTCAATAAAGCAATCTGTAGTAGAATATAAAGAAACTACTCGAATTGAGTTAGAAATAGCTGGAGAAGTGTTAGAAGAAGTGGTATGAGGAACTTGATGACCGCTATTAGGTCTTAAACCTAACACTGGAATAGGATCATTGCCGTCATCACGTGGTTGTTTGCTCATTTTTTATCCTTTCTGCCATCTGTCTAGCTATATGCATATGATAGCTTTCCATAGGATGTCCGTTGCCTAG